ACTCCCTCCACGTCAGGGGGCCGGGTCCTCGGACGGCGTCCCACCCGTGGCGACTGGCGAGGATCGCCTTGACCGCTTCGGGCGTCTCTTTGAGGTAGGCCGGGTCGGAGATGTCGATTGTGCCGTCCGCCCACCCGGCGATTGTCTCGGCGTCCGGCTGAGGAATGGGCGCAGGATAGGCTCCGAATAGAGGGTGTCAGCAGCGTCTGCCGCTTCCATCCCGCCCCGCGTCCACGGCAGGTATCGGTCGATGAGTTCCTGCCAATCAGCCCCGGCCGGGTCCACCCGGACCGGTCTGCCGTCTTGCGTGAAACTCCACTCCCTGATGCCGAGCATGTACGCCTTGGCCATCAGGGCTTGCATCCGGGGGTTGTCGTCGCCAGCCGTCCGGATCGCGGCGTAGACCGCCGTCCCGACCTCGATCCCCGGCTCTGCGGCTAACTTGACCCAGTCGGTGCCGTGGGGGAAGTCCGGCTCACACCGGCACTCCCCCACGTCCACCTTGACCAGTCCTCGCTCCATATCCGCTCCTGTTACCCGGCGAGAGTTGCCATCCCGTTGACCACCCGGACGCCGATCGGGGTGACGAGGTTCGGGTCGTAGACGTGCTGGCAGACCAACTGCGCAGTCGTGTTGCTGTTGACCGTCCCCTCGCTCCGGGTGAACCAGTACCCAGCGAACCGGATCCGCTGGGAGTAGTAGGACGACCCGGTGATCACCTTCCGGCTGGTCGTGTCCAACTGCAGGAACCGCTCGACGGGATCGGCGTTCAGCCAATCCGCGACCTCCTGCAGAGCCTGCGTGCTCTTCGCGAAGTTGATGGTCGTCTGCATGGTCCGGGCACCCCGGCCATAACCGGCGACGGCGAAGTTGGTGTTCGATCCGTTGGCGAACCGCTTGACGTCGAGGTTCGTCTGGATCTGGATCGACGCGTCGTGCATGGAGTTGACCAGCGGCGTGATGCCGATGGTGCCCGCCGTGTCGTTGATGTAGAGCCGGGTGTCGGCCGCGTACAGCCAAGCCGGGTTGGTATCGACGTTCAGGGCCTGCCGCGTGTGCGGGTAGGTGAGCGAGCCGAACCGGGTCTCGGCCTGCAACTGGATCGGCCCAAGGTCCTGCGGGAACGTCAGGGTCGCCTGATCGATGACCCCGTCGTAGTAGCGGAACTGGTCGCCAGTGACATCGTCCCCCCACTCCGCCGACATCAGTTCGAAGTCGTCGGCCGACGTGGACGCGGGATCGAAGTCCCACGTGTAGACGCCCGCGGGCGACTGGGTCGGCGTCTCCCCGCCCTTCAAGAGGAGCGCCCACAGGATCTGGGCGTCGTTGGCCGCCAGCGGGCCGGTCAATTGCCCCGTGATGTCGGTAGCCATCCGGTAGGGGGCGATGGCCGGATCGAGCGTGCCGGTATCGACGTCCGGGTACGTCCAGTGCGGATCGACCGTCGGGTTGAAGCGCAATGGCATACGCCGGGTCGCGTCCACTGCGGTCCCGAAGGTGCTCTGGATGCCCAGTTGGAATGCCCGGAAGCGCACATTGCCGGGCAGGGCTTGGACGGTCATTCGTCGTCTCCCATACTAGTTCGGCAACGCGCCGAGCGACGGTACGTGCAGCAGGGCTCCGCCATCGAACTCGACGACGTCTCGCTCCTCGAGCCCTGCGCTCTTCTTGGGGGCCTCCTTCTTGCCCTTCTTATCGGTCCCTCCCTTGTGCCTCGTCGGTGCCTCATGCTTCTCGTGCGTCTTCGGCCTGGTCGGCTTGGCCGGTCGGGACGCCTTGGGCTTGGTCGGCTTGGTCACGGGAGAGCGGTGCGCGGCTGGCGCTTCCAGATTGTACCACGCCTCGGCCGTCACTGGTAGCCCTCCTGGATTGTGTATTCCCACTTCACTGAGGGAGCCCCGAACACCAACTGGCCCTGCCGGAATTCCCCCTCCTCGAAGCCGACCTGGCGGAGTTCCGCGGACGGGTTGACGGTCGAGACGTTGTAGGTGAAGAGGTCGCGCATCCGGTCAGCGAACGTGTTCACCCGGCGGTTGTACTCCGCCCGGTCGGTGAACCAGTCGACGTAGAAGAGGTCGCCTGAGAACACCGTGATGCGGAGCGACATGGTGTGCCGAATCCGCTCCGTGATGTCCCCCAGGACAATCATGGGTCCCTCCCCCGTGAAGGAGTCGGGCATCTCGGACGCGAACACCCGGCCGACCGCGTAGTCCTCGGACTGGATGAACGCGTCGATGATGGCTGCCAGAGCGTCGTTGAGGTCCTGGCGGTCGGTCTGGTAACTCGATGGGATGACGGGAGTGAACGGCATCAGTCAGCCCTGTTCCACGATAGCACCACCTGGTCGAGGAGTTCCGCGTCCTCGAGCGCCTGCATGGCACCGGGGCGGAGGAACGGATATGGGCGGTTGCCGGGGTGGTTGACGCGGCGAGCGAAGAACTCCGGCTTGGCACCGGTGCGCAGGCTGCCGGTGAGACGTCGCGCGCCACCCCACGCGAGCACGCGCGCGTACTTGGGGAGGATGACGTGCGGCCTGGACCCCATCTCCACAGCGGCAGCGTAGTTCGCGGACACCTCCACAGTGGCTGATGTCTCCGACGCCGAACCGGGGTGGATGCTCCGACCCAGGTTCCCGGTCTTGCGTCGGACCAGCCGCTTGGCGTTGGCCACGGTGAGAATCTGCCACCTGCGCATGATACGGAGGTCGACGTCGCTGGTCGCTGGTGCGATGGCGGTCAGCCTCCGCTCGAGCCCGGCCGCTCCCTTGAGGTCACCCAACGGAAGCCACCTGCTGGCCAATCTTGTTGTCCATGATGAAGTCGACCACGAACGGCGGGAAGTCCTGGTAGGGGATGGAGCCCCCACCCGGCGTGTTGGCGAACTCAGCGAAGAGCCCGGCGGGCTTCATCGTGAACCAGGACGCCAGTTCCTTCACCGCCTGCCTGAGCATCCACGGCTCGTTGCCCGACTCGTATCCGCCGTCCCCGACGATGACCAGGTCGTTGGGCATCGAGGTCCAGGCGTACCCGCCACCGAAGTTGCCGGGGAAGAACGGCGAGTCGAGCGCCTTGTCCCACCAGTTCCGGTCGGCCAGGTACCACGGCCGCTCGTTGTCCACCCGCCACGGTCGGAACTGGAGAGCGACCACCAGCCGGGTGCCGTCCAGACCGGGGGTCTGCTCCCAGAGCCCCCAGGCGGAGGGGGAGGCGTTGCCATCACCGGGCACGGCGACCGAGAGAGCAACACCTCCCCACTGCACGCTGGTGAAGGTGCGGAATCCGGGGATGTCGACCTGGGCGGCGAGCAGCGTGGTGCGAGCCCAGGTCACTCCGGGGTGGTCGTAGAAGAATCGATGGCACTCCGACTCGAGGTAGGACTGCGCAGCCTTGATGTTCGAGCCGATGGTGTCGTCCGAATATCGGCTCGACGACCCCGGCGTGTTGAGTTGCAGGTAGTCCCGGACCTGGTCGGGAGTGACGATGTAGTTCACGCGGAGCCCCTCACTAGACCCAGCGCGGCGAGGCGCTGCGTGGCGGGAACCGGCTTGGGAGCCGGGAGAGTCGCTCCAGTCAGGATGGCTTCGAACTGCTCAGCGGCCGTGGTCCAGGAGAACTGAGCGACGTGACTGGGACCCTGCAGCCCCAGGTGCATCCGCAGTTGCGGGTCGCTCACGAGTCTCTCCACGGCTTCGGTGTACCCGGACCCCTTGGGGATAGCCCAGAAGTACGAGTAGATGTTGTCGATAAGCGCGACGTCGTCCACGAGCAGCCCGGCCGGTCCGACGACCTCCGGCAGGCTACTGTAGTTTAGCGCAACGGCGGGCACGCCGCAAGCCAGCGCTTCGGCTACGGTCAGTCCGAACCCCTCCGCCGAGGTGCTGATGTAGACGTCGGCTGCGTTGTACATGACGTTGAGGAGTTCACGGGGAGCCCCTCCGAACTTGTCATGGAACCCGGTGATGCCCATCCGCTGACGGATGAAGTCCGGGTACTTGGAAGTCTCGTGCCAGAGGCTACCGCCCTGGTCGACCGACCTGCAGTGGAGGTAGAGGAACGCATCCCGATGGGCAGCGAGCACCGGAGCCAGCGCCCGGAACATCGCCGGGTACGCCTTGCGCGGCATCAGCCGGTCAGCCCGGAACATGACGGTCCCGGCTGTGGGCCATCCCAGGAACTGCTTGCAGTCGGTCTTGGAGCGGAGAATCTCGACCGTCTTCGGCGTCCGGATGGTGATGGGGCGAGCGGCGGAGACCTTCCAGAACGAGTCGGGGTCGATCCCGTGGTAGACGACCGGCGGGGTCTCGCCGGTAATCTTGGCAATCTCCTCCGCACCGAACTGCGTCATCGCCACCGGCTTCACCCGGTCCCAGAGTTTGCCCCAGGAGGGAGGCAGGTCCACGCCCTCGATGGGGATGTAGATGAACGCGGGGAGGTCCGGCGGAAGCATCCGGGGCCAGGGGCTCATCTCGGCCGAGGCATGGTCCCCGATGATGAGCACGGCTTCGGGCTTCCAGTCCGGGATGGTCACCCCGGTGAACACACCCATCGCGCGCTGGACGAGCATCGCTGCCTGGGGTCCGCTGACACCGACCCAACCATCAGCCACGCCCAGTAGGACCGTGCGCGGCTTGAGTTCGCCCGGCCATCCGGGGTCGACGTGGAACCCGGCATCCTCGTTCATCGAGAGCAGTCGGACGTCCATCCCCCGGCGCACCATGGCCAGGCACAGGTCCCGCGTCACGGTCCCGAATCCGGTGCCCGCGGTATCGCCCAGCACCAGGAGCCGGTAGCCCCCCGTAGGCGGCAGTGCAGACGGTCCCGGTGTGGGACGTGTTTCGACTCGAGTGGCGCCCTGCCCCCCGCCCGCGGGTGTCGGGGGCTTGAAGCGCTTGCGGTCCCGGCTCATGCCAACGCCCTGAGGATGGCGTCAGCCTCCCCATCGAAGTCCACCAGGTTGCGGAATGCGACCGCAGCGTTGGTGGACACCTCCCGGTGGAACTCGTCGTCGTTGACAAGCCGGTGGAGGAGAGAGGCGAGTTCGCGGTCGGGCATGCCCTCGATGTTGAAGGAGGTCTTGCCCTCCTGCCAGAGGGGACCCGCCAACTTGTCCTGGTAGTATCGGGCGTACCCGATGACCGGCCGACCCACGGCGAATGCGTTGTGGATGACGTGCCCGAACCCATCCGACCAGTGCTTGGTGTGCCAGATGACTCGAGCGTCCTGCATCGCGCGCGCGACGTCGGGGACCTCGTTGATGTCGACACCGGTGAACTCGTCGGAGTACGGCCGGTCCTCGGTGAACCAAGACGGTCGCCCAGTCGCTCCGTTCACCCGGAACTCGAAGTCCCGGTTGCCCTTGGCGAATGCGAGGAAGTCCGGGTAGGACGGACCCTCCGGGAAGCAGTTGACGAACGACTCGATGCGGTGGGAGAGCGGCGGGTACTGGAACCAGAAGTACTCTAGCGAGAACTCCTGGTGGTAGACGATGGTGGGCTTGCCGCCCGGACCGGTCTGGACCTGCCCCCAGGTCCCCGGATGCACCAGCCCGTACTCGGGCAGCGTCGATGACGAGAGGATGAGGTCCGCAAGGTGCCACTCGCTGACCTGGTGGTTGTTCCCGACCTGGATGGCGAACTTGGCCCCCGCCTTCTTGGCGATGTAGTGGAGCCCGACGTCGTTCGGCGGGAGGGTCGAGACGACCAGGTCCCAGTCGGAGTTCATCGCCGTCTCGAGCGTGACCCCGTGCTGGATGCGGCCGGGATGCCGCGGGTCGAACCTGCGCCACACACCGGGAGTCACCTCGACCGCATCGTGCCAGATGCCGACCAGGTACTGCCGGGCCACGGCGTCGCCATGGAACTTGCGCTCGAAGTTCCAGATGCCGTCCTCGAACCACTCCATCCCGATGGGGAAGTAGAGCTCGCCGCCTGCCCGGTCCTCGAAGAGGATGGCCAACGACTCGGCCAGGGCGTGATGATGGAAGTCGGCCAGGACCCTCACCCGAGGAACTCCTTCCACTGCGGGCCAATCCGCTCGATGCTGAACTCTTCGATGAAGATGTCCTGGTTCTCGCTCGCCCGGCGGGCATCGATGGTCCCGTCCAGGAGATGCTGCAGAGCCCGGCGGGCACCGGCCGGGTCGTCCGACCATGCGTGCGAGAAGTCGTGACCCTCGAAGAGCCCCGCCGCAGAATGCGACCAAGCGTTCGGACCGATGCTGACCACGGGGACGCCGACCATGATGGCCTCGATGAGACCCAGGGTGTAGGACGCGGGGAGCGTCCCGGTGTAGACGTAGGCAGCGGCCTTGGCGAGGTGCTGGTACATCGACCAGGTCTCGAGTTCGCCCACGCCACCGGGGAGCGCCTCCGACCCCGGACCGGCCGGAGCAGCAGTGAGCCCCTCGGTCGCAGCGAGGTACCAAGAGAGCCCGCAGAACTGTGCCCGCTGGACCATATGCTGCGTGACGTTGGTGACGAACCCGGAGTGGTTCCGCCCCCGGTAGACCGGGAAGTCGCTGGGATACTTGCCGAAGCGGATGACGGCGTCCTGCCCGGCGAACCCGTCGCGGGATTCGAAGAAGTCCTTCTCCTTCGGGGAGTACCGGACGACCTGGAGCCCCTCCCGCACGAACTGCGCCATGTGCCTCTCGAGCACCGGGTTGGACTGCCCGCAGGTGCGCCAGATGACGCGCTTCCCCTTGATGCGGTGCCACTGCCCGCCAATCCACGACTCCGGGTAGTGGTGGACGATGACGGTGTCCGCCCAGTCCAGGACCGCGTCTGGGAGGTTGGCCTTCGCCGCCATCTGGTCCGCGGTCGCCCCAGCGAGGTCCTGGAAGTACGGGGCGTTCGGCAGCGCGGGTCGCTTGTTGTCGCCCGGTGCCTGGGGGTTGGAGTATGCGCCGATGCTGAACGTCTCGTAGCCGAGGTCGGTCAGCATACGGAGGTCGTCGTACTCCGCGATGGAGTGAGCGGTGAGCAGGAGGACATTCATCGGAGGGTCGCCTTGAACGGCCCGAACGCATCCCGGCACTCGACGTCGTGCGTGGGCTCCAGGATGCTCCTCAGCCGCTCCGCCCCGAAGTGAACCTCCCCGGTGATGAACCGGACCATCCTGAGGTGGTCTCCGCCCCCCTCCAGGAACGGGTACTCGCAGCCCTCGCAGTCAATCTTCATCCAGTCAATCGGCTCGTCCTGGTGCGTACCACGCAGGAGCATCAGCCCCCGGAGCCGGGCTCCCCGGACCATGACGGACGGCGCTCCCTCGGGTGCGTACCCGGAACCAATGAACCGGTGCGCAGAAGCCATGGCGTCGTCATCCGGCGGGGAGTTGAGGCTGTAAGAGATGCGGACCTCGTCGGTCCTGTCGGAAGCCGCTGCCCAGACGACGATAGACCTGGACTCCACCCCGTTCAGTTCGAGGTTGTACCTGAGCGCGGCTGCGTTCTCCGGAAGAGCCTCGACCGCGACCACCCGCAGACCGGGGTTGTCGAGCAGGAGGGGGACCGTGACCGCCCCGATGTGCGCACCGATATCCATCGCCCAGCCGGTGAGGTCCTGCGGCAGGTCGTACTCGTTGTTCGGCCTGGCCGAACTCTGGGCCGTCAGGAGGTCGGTCGTGCCTTCTCGGCACTGCATCCTGTACGGCCTCCCCGCCGGGGTGACCAGTGTGTGCTCACTCATTCGTCGCTCCTCGAATGCCGCTCCAAGAGGGGAGCCGGGCTACCGCTGGAGCGAACCACAGTAGCCCGGCATGAAGGAAGGGGCGGGACCCGCTTACGCAGTTCCCGCCCCGACGCCCTACGGGATGACCGAGGTCATCAGCTGAGCCGCACCGACGTGCACGGGGGTCTCGGCGTTGAAGCCGAGCTCCATCTCCCCGCGGTAGCCGATGAGGTTCTTGTCCCAGCGGTCGCCCGCCACATCGCTCGAGTCGATGCGGAACTCCATGCCACGGTAGAGCTTGAACTGCGACCACTCCGCCGCGATGGCGATCTTGGTCGCCGCGTTCGAGCCCAGGTTCGTGTCGTAGAAGATGGGCGTGCCCCAGAACGCGATGCCGCCCGACTCCGTGCGGGTGAAGGCACCCGGACCACCCTCCGGCGAGACCCAGAACCCGGCGGTATCCGAGCCCTGCGCCAGCACGGTGAAGTAGGTCGTGGAGTCGACGACGATGGCGTCCACCTCCCGGTTGCGACCGGCGAGGAGCCCCATCAGTTCGGCGCACGCGGAGGCGAAGGAGCCAGCGACGGTCGAGTTGCTCGCCGCACCGGTCTTGGCCGCCTTGTACCCGAGCCAGGACGGGGTGGCGTTGAGGGAGGTGTAGACGCCGAGGCACGCATCACCGGTGCCCACCGAGCCGGTGCCGGGGCCAGCGATGATTTCGTAGTTCTCGGCCAGCTCCGCGGCCTTGGTCAGCTCGTCCAGGACGTCCTTCTCGGCGGCACCGGCGGAGAACCGCATGTACTGCTTGCCGACGTCGTAGATGCGGGCGAAGGTCACGAGGGAGGCGGTGTACGAGCCGTAGCTCTCGTCCACGTTCTCCTTGGTGGCACCCCAGTTCGCCGTGGTCATCCGGCTGGGCACGCCCAGGCGGTACGGCTGGTCGATACCGCGGACCGCGACACCGGGGATGATGGTGACCAGCTGGCGGTAGACCGCCTTCTGGGTCTTGGGCTTGGCGAGCGCGTCGACCAGGTTGTTCGGCAGGACGTACCCGCCGGTCGCGTTGGTCGAGCCCAGGGTCGCCTTGCCGACCGAGAGGTCAGCGGGGCCAGCCCAGACCAGGCCCATCTCGGCCAGCTTCGCCTTCCCGGCGTTGATGGTCTCGATGTCGATGCCGTCGCTCAGGTAGCCCTTGTAGGCGCTGAGAGCGGTGATGAACGAACCCGGCTCGTGCTCGGTGCCGAAGGCCTCGACCATGAGCGGCGATGCCTTCATCGCCCGGCGCTTGAACTCGCCCTGGGCCTCGCGACCGGCACCGATGACGCCCGCCATGGACGACTGCCGGGTACCGGCGAGCGCCTCCTTGACGGCCGCATCGATTTCGGCCTTGCGGGCCTCCTTCTCCTTGAGCGCTGCCTGCTCGCCCTGCAGCCGGTCGAACTCCGCCAGGCGGTCGGCCAGTTCCTTGGAACCGTCGAGCGCCGCAGCGTACCGACCGCCGTCCTGGGCCTTCGCACCGGGAGCGGACTCCTGGCGGGTGTTGCCCAGCCGACGCAGTTCGGAGATTTCCGTGGTGAGCGCGGCCATGCGCTCCTCGAGCCCGCCGCTATCGGCACCCGCGATGGGCCAGATGGGCTGACCCTTCTTGGTGAGACCGAGGGGACCACCCGTCTCCGGGGTGATGCCCAGCGCGGCGAGCGCCATCATGAACACGAGCGCGTCGACGTTACCCTCGTAACGGGTCAGCGCGGTGGGGTCCAACGTTCTGTTCTCCTTCTCTATCGGCGGCGAATCAGGCGCTCGAGTTCGTCGAGCGAACTGCGAAGCCTCGCCTCCTGGTAGGTGGACAGGACGCTACCGCCCTTCCCGGCGCGTTCCCCGGACCCGGAGGTCAAGGTGCGCAAGGGGTTGGAGCCATCCGACTCGAGCATCGCTGCCTCCAGGGCGTCGATGCTAAGAGCGCTGCGATACTCCGTGGTGAGGAGCGCCTTGAGGGGCGGCACCACGGCGAAGGTGTTCTGCGGTGAGGTGGTGATGGTGTGGCGGATGAGCGGCCAGACCTCGATGTGGCCGTCCTTAGCCTTGCGCCACGTGGTGGGCTCGGCTTGGCTTGAGCCGTAGAGGGGGACACCCTTCTCCTCCAGTTGGGCGATGAGCATCCGCCGCTTCTCACCGGCGTTCGCCCAGAAGTCCGCCCAGTACCCGTCGCTCCCCGGATTCTCGTCCAGGTCGATGCGGCCGAGGATGGCACCCTTCATGACGCCCGTGGGGTCGCCGTCGTGGTGCCAGTCCACCAGGCGCTCGCGCGTCCGGCGGAGTTGGGGGAACTGACCGTAGAGGTCCGTCTCCTCGTCGAAGTACTCGCCGTCCAGGTCGAGACCCGCCTTCCCACCAGGGAGGGGTCCGCCGAACGGGATGACCAGGATGCGCCGCGGGCGTCCACCGCGGAGCCACTCCTCGGCCTCGGCGGTCGTGAGGTCCTCCGCCTTCATCGGCTCGTGGAACGCCTTCATCGGGTAGCCGTACATCTCGGCGTACTCGGCCAGGTCGTCCGCGGTGCCGACCTCCCCCCGCTCCGCTTCCAGCCACTTCGTCAGCGAGTCGATGGACGCGTTGAGCATGCCCAACTGGTCCGGCTCGTCCGACTCGCAGGAGGCGAGGGAGTACAACTGGGACAGGATGCCCGCCCCCTGCGCTGCGTGGTTCGCAGCCATCGAGCCCTTGACCACGCGCGCAGGAGGGGTCGGCAGCCCGTGCATCTCCCTGATGGCTGCGGCCTTCTTGCTAGTCATCAGAAGCCCTCCGTGACCGGCACCCAGTCCAGCGTGCCATTGGGGTGGTCCTCGATACTCTGCGCTTCCATGATGCTGTAGACCTGCCCGTTCCTCGCTGCGCATTCCTCGTCGTCGTCGCCGTCGATTGCCTCGACGGACCGGACGCCGTACTCGCTGTAGGTGGCCAGGCTGCTCGCGTTGTACGCGAACATCATCTCGGTCCGGGCGATGCGCTCCGCCCGGTACTCGTCGAATCCGGACCAGGATTCTACCACATCTCCGGCCTCTTTGGGAGATAGGCCCTGCTCGACCGCGTCTGCGATGAGACGGCGCAGGTTCATCCTGGTCCACTCGCTGACGTTCGTGACGCGTCCCGCCCCACGCTCGAGAACATGCTCGACCGCCCCGGAGTCAGCATCCCCGAGAGCGTGCGCGCGCGCCTGCGTCGTGGCCTTCGCAGCGCGCCCCAGTGACGCACTGATGTCGGCCTCGACCGCGGCAGCCATCCCCTGGAGCGCGGGGCGGAGCACGCCAGATAGACGCTCGTCCCAGGTCTTCGGGTCGGGCATCCACATCGATTCGTCCGTCCCCTTGTGACGCACGATAGCGTCCCAGTTCCGGCGGACCCGCTCAGCGATGTCGTCTCGCTGCTCGTGGAGGTAGGAGGCGACGGCGCTCTTGAGCTTCGGGGTCACCCGGCTGTCCCACTCCTTGCGGAGGTCGGAGAGCGAGCCCTTGACAGCGCGCAGGCCCCTCGGCTGCGGCGAGTTCGCCAGGTCCTTGAGCGCCTGCTCTTCCTCGTCCTGGGTCTCGTCCATCGGGTCGGGCACGGGCTCCGGCTTCTTCTCGCCGGGCATGTCGCCCTCGGGAATCTTGCCCGTCTCGGGGTCCGTGCCCATGGCCAGCGCGACCACGTTCGCAGGCATCCAGATGGCGTTGTCCAGGAGGGGGTCACCGAACGGGTCGAGCCCGATGATGCGACGGCGCTCCGAGTTGCGCAGCGGGGTGCCAGCGGCCTTCGCCAACTTCTCGAAGTTCGGGAGTTCGTCGTCGAACTCCGGCTTATCCCAGACGAACTTCGGGGCGAATCCGACCAGGGGCTCCCACAGGTCGCAGATGCTCTGGATGACTTCCGCCATCTCGGTGAGCCGGTCGTCGACGCTGCCCTGCCAGAGTGCGGCCTCGTCATACTTGCGGCTGTCGCCCGAGTTCAGTCCACCGGACGACACCGACCCGCCCAGCATCGAGAGAGGCACGCCCCACAGCGCCAGGAGCGCGTCCCGGTTGTGGTACATCAGGTCGATGATTTGCATCTCGCCCACTGACTGGACGGTGCTGGTGAAGTCGACCGGCGCACGGACAATCTGGAGACGGCGAGCGGACTCCGGCTGCTCGGTGACGTTGCGCCAGTCCCGGACCATCTGCTGGTAGACGTTGTCGTCCGTGATGGCCCCCTCCTTGGGAGCCAGGATGCCGGAGATGCGACCGCCCGCGGACAGCAGCGCGGTGTAGTGCCGGTCCACCAGGCCGTTGTTGATGGCCTTCGCCATCGACGACTCGATGAGACCCGGACCCCAGACGCCCACGTCCGGCGGCTGCAGCTGGAAGATGCGCACCTGCTCGAGGGGCAGCGGGATGCCGTCGAACCCCGGACGCTTGTCCAGGACCCACCCGGTCAGCACGCCGTTGCTCTCCCGGATGACCGGAGTCAGCCGGTCGGGTCGGATGTAGAGGATGGCGTGGGGACACCCGTTCCCGTCGAGCCGGTCGAGGAACCAGGCGGCGTTGCCCGCCGCTCCCATGTGCCGGGAGGTGAGGATGAGTTGCTGGCGTCGGGTCTGGCGCTTGCCGACTCCATCGACGCCGACAAGCGGAAGGTCCGCCTGCGGGTTCGCGAGGATGTGGACCAGTTCGACAGCCAGCGGCGAGCCATTCCACTCATCATCGATGCGCTCCCCCTCGGGGTCCTCGAGGTGCCACGCGCACCCGGAGATGCGCCCGCCGATGATGCGCTCCGCAGCGCGAATCCAGTCGACCTCGTTGGCCATGCGCATGTAGCGCTGCATCCGCTGGTTGGGGTCCTGGCCGAGCACGGTGGGAAGCGTGAACTCGGTCATCAGAACCCCGGCACCCGGACCGATTGGTCCTGCCTTGGCGCTGGAGGAGGGAAGCGAGCGAGGCTGGGTTCGGGCGGGTGCCGGGATGTTGATGCTCACTCAGGTGCCTCCTCGACGGGAGCAGACGCAGCAGCCTGTGCGCGGTACTGGATGACAGCGAGCACTACGAAGAACGCCCCAGCGACCACGAGAGCCAGGGGCGGATAGACCATCGCGGCACCGGTCACGAGCAAGACGAAGGCGACCTCTGAGTACTGGGTGACGAGGTCCCTCATGGAGCGCAGTATACCACGGCCGGGGTGGCAGCGCCAGCCATCTACTGCGACAGCCGGAACACGGGCTTGCCGTTGGAGTACAGTCGCTGGCAGAGGAGCGCCTGCGTCTTGTCCGAGTCGAGCGCGGGTTGGCCGTCAGCGGGGAGGAGATGATGGCGATGACCTTCACCTTGACCCAGGACTTCCCATCGAAGAGGCTGGCCTTGTCCACGTCACGCTACGCCTCCTGCTTGACCCGCCGAGAGCGACGCCCACGGGTTGTCCGGGTTAGGCTCGAGCGACATCACCGCGTAGCGCAACGCATCGCAGGCGTCGTCGTTCACTTCGATTGGCTTCTCCTGGAACCCGCCCCCGCGCTGCGGCATCCACGTGTATCCGGGAATCTCGTCGCGCAGGCGCTGGCACTTGGGGTCGACGGTCATGCCCATCCGGAACGCCTTGTCCACGGCCGAGAGACCGGGCAGGACGTCGTTCACCGCTGGCTGGACCGTCACGTTGAGTCGGCAGCCCTGGTGCCACTTGCGGTGCTCGACGAATGCCCGGCGCAACTGGTCCATCAACCCCGGCTCCGATGGGTCGGCGTAGAACGCGGAGATGCCGTGCTTCTCCGCCAACTCAGCCAGGACCGGTGCGACCTGGTCGACGCCCTTGCCCTTGGCGGTGTACTCGTCGACCACGTGGAGACGCCCGGTGCCCGACTGGGTCAGGACCTCGCACGCGAAGTAGTGGACGAATCCCCAGTCCAGCCCGGCAACCACGCGCTTGAACGGACCCTCCACCGTCTTGTACTGCCAGTCGTTGACGGTCCAGATGGTGCCCTCGACGGCAGCCCACTCACCACGACCGAGGCGACGGCCGATGGCGTTGTCCGGGAGGGACTCGATGGCAGCCCGGTAGTCGGCGGGGAGGAATCGGTTGTCGCTCGCCGTGGTGTGGATGTACTCGTGGCGCTCGTCCGGCGGGGTGAACCGCATCTTCAGCCAGTGCTTCGGTGGACCGGGGTTCGTGGCTGCGGCGAGTTGGTGCCACGGCATCCGCGGGTCACGGAGACGACCCAGGAGCATAATCCAGTCGCCCTCGGTCAACTCCACGGCCTCGTCCACCCCCGCCCACGCCAACTCGAGAGAACCGACCTTGGACGGGACGCCCGTGATGGGGTCGGGGTCGAGCCCCATGAAGTAGATGCGGCTGCCGTTGTAGAGTTCGAACCAGTTCTCGGTCTTGTTCCTGGCTCGCAACTTCGCCACCTGCATGACGTCCCGCTCGAACGTCCGGAGGGTCGTGGCGTGGAGTGAATTCGCCGCCTTGCGGAAGATGCCGAACGTGGCACCGGGGTATCGCTCCGCCAAGAACCAAGCCTTCTCACAGAGGATGCGAGACTTCCCGGCACCCATCGCCCCGGAGTAGAGCAACTCGGGTGCCTGGGAATCGAAGAACTGCTCCTGCTTGGTGGAGGCGAACTGCGGACCCAGCATCGCCCGGAGTTGAGCGAGGATGGGGAGGGGCAGGTCCAGGATGGACTTCGCCCCCTTCAGCACGCTCACGGCCAACCCACCCAATCGAGGATGGCCACGACCAGGAGCGCCCACGCCACGATGCAGAAGAGCAGCGCGGCAGCGCACCCGAGGCAGGAGTACCAGTCCAGCCTCACGTCTTCTCGAGTGCCTCCTGCTGACGCAGGGCCTCGTCGAGAATCTGGCGGAGCCGGACACGCTCGTGGTCGTTCAGCGACTCGACCGCCTCGGACTTGATGGGACCGCCGTCAGCACCGGTCAGTTCCAGCCGGGCGTTGTCTCGGTACTTCTGCGGGCGGGCTCCCTTCATCAGGAAGATGAGCAGCGTGTCGGAGTACTTCTGGACGTCCCCGACCTTCTTCCCGTTCTGGTAGACCGGCTCGCTCACGCCCACCAGGGCACGGCGTCGGGCCTCCTGCTCGAGCACGTCGATGGACGCTTCGTACGCCTCTTCATACTCCCGGTCGAACGCGGGGTCCTTGCCGCGCCACTCCTGGACGGTCGTCCGGTGGACGCCCGCAGCGTCCGCCGCGTACTGGATGACACCGCTCTCCCGGAAGGCGTTCAGGAACGCGACCTTTTTCTGCCTCTGGGTGACTGTGGCGCGAGGCGATGGGTTATTCGCCGGTCCGCTGAAGTCGTAGCCCCCCGTGAGACCCCGCAGGGTCAGGCACCGGGGCGTGTGCTCCCCACTGAATTCTACGCACCAGCAGGGGGTGCCGTCGTCGAGTTGTCGGTTAGGTTCCGGGTGATTCGCTCCCATGCCTCCAGTCTACCACACCCCAGCGACTGGAGCCACCCCGCGGGTATGGTTTGCCACTTCCCGCTGCGCTCGAATCGGAGGTGGACCTGGATGCCCAAATCGAGCGCCTGGCCTACGGCGTCCGCCGTGCCCGGTGTGATGCCACTCGAGTCGAAGAAGGCGAAGAGGACGGCCGCGTGCTGCACCACCCTGCCGTTGCGCTCGTGCCCCGCCACTGGCCCCAGTCTCCGCCAGTGGGCGTTGTGGACTTTGAAGGAGCGCTGGGGGAGCGTGCCCTGGCACCACACCCGCACCATGGCGTCGAGCCCGCGGGCGTCCCCCACGTGAACGAAGAGGTCGTCGCCGTGCTGCTGGAGCAGGCGCTCGAGCACCCGGAGCACCAGGCCGCGATTCTGGTACTCCCGGCTGCCGGAGAATGCGACCTGGTGCATCAGCCCCGACTCGCGACCTCGGCGTCGATGGCCGCGGCAATCAGCGCTCCCGCCTTGGTGAGGTCTCGGACCGCATCCCCCGTGGGCTTCCATGCGTCGCTGCCCCATGGCCACCAGTCCCCCGCCGCGTAACTCGGACCGGTGGGCTCGAGCGCGGCGATGGCGTAGGCTATCCCGGCGTACACGAGCGCAGCCTTCTGCTTGGCGTCGTGCTCGGCGGTGTACCCCTCCTCGCTGACTTGCCGCTCCCGCTCCGCGGCGATTAGCGCTGCCCCGTACCTGACCTTCATTCCTTAGCCTCCGGCAATGCCTGCATGAATTGCGGCTGGTAGGCACCGGGCTCGGGTGCCCGCTTCAGCCAGTAGGTCCCCTTGGGCTTGAGCCCGGCCTCCGCCCGGTGCGCGGCGAAGTCCCCAGCACGACCCGACCACCCGCAGGTGCAGACGGTGGGGGCCTCGTCGTACGCCTTGCCGCAGGAGCCGTAGTCGATGCTGTCGATGACGTGCCGCCCCGGATTCGTCTTGGACTTCAGGTTCACAGGACGAGTCTCCAGTCGCAGTCGGTGTCGGTGGGGTGGTCGAGCAGGCAACCGGGGAGGTGCTCGATGAGCCGGTACTCCTACGTGTTGGAGCCGGGGACCTTGCGCTTCACGATGGCGTGCCCATCCTTGCGGAGTTCTCGGAGACGGCGGAGCCCCTCGGAACCGCCGCACTCGTCGGTGGCCATCTCGACCCCGTTGACCCAGCCCCCGCGACGGAGGCGTGCCAGCACCTCAGCGCGTCGGGCGTGGGCGTCGGGGGGAGCGCCGTGGTCAGTCACGGCTCACCTCGCCCAGGGCCTCGATTGCCTCGTTGACCAGGCTGTCCCACCAGAACCCGACCGCCTCGGTGCACTTGGTGCAGTCGGCCGTGTCGGGCTCGTCGTGCTCGTCGCAAGACGGCGGGGTGTCATCGGAGGGGGACCAGGACTCGAGCGTGGAGGCGTGGTCGCGGAGGGTGTCCGCCCACTCGCTCATCTGCTCCCCCGCACCGCCCATCGACTCGGCGGCATCTGCGTACTGGTCAGCGACCTCCTCGCATGCGGAGGCGACGTCCCGGACCGCGGACTCGAGCCCGTCCGTGTCGCCCATCTCGAGCCCGTTGACGTTGTCCTCCGCGTCCTCGATTGCGGCCAGGACCGTGGAGTAGAGCGACGAGTCGAGTTCGCTCCCCCGGACCGGGCAATCGGAGCACCGGATGTGCTTCGAGGAACGGAACCCCGGCGCGAACCACTTGTAGGTCTCGCCCTTCTTGATGTCGCGACCGCACCGGCCGCACTTGAGCGTCTTGCCCAGCCTGGCAACGAACCGGGATGTGTGGACCCTGGCCATGACTTCTCCTGGTGGGTGGGGGCGGTTGCCCGCCCCCAGTGGGCTCGGCTCAGAACTTCGGCAGTGCGATGCCTTCCCGCTCCGCCAGGCGGGTGACGCACCAGCCGAGGGTCGGGACCGAGAACTGGATGGGGGCGGTGGCCTCGTTCAGGTAGGCCGCGATGGTGATGACCTCGCGGAGGGTGAAGGGGCGGGTGCCCTCGATTGGCTCGGGGGTCGA